AGCGAGGGTGTGCGTGACGTTCACGCCGTCCGTGCTCGTGCCCCGGCCGACCCCGACTGCGTACCCCGCGTCCCCCGACAGCGCGGAGCGCCCGTCGAAGTTCGTGTAGTCGTAGTCCTGGACGCCGGCGCCCGAGTTGGGCGTGCCCTTGGTGCGTCCGAAGCGGTCCTTGCCCGTGCTGATGGCACGACCCGCGACGTCGATGATTTCGCCCGCCTCTGTCCCGCCGACGTCCTTGTCGGACACGGTCGAGCCTCCGGGGACACCGTCGCCGGTGTACGCCTGGGTGACTCGCTTGTCCGACGCGACTGCGCCGGGGTTCGGGCGGGTGACGGAGTTGACGCCGGCGCCGTCAGCAGAGCTGAGGCCCACGTCTTCCACTTCACCGCCGCTCGGGTTGTACTCGTCCAGCTCGCGGTACCCCTTGGAGTTGGCTGCGCCACCACCGGCGATGGACTCGTTGTGGAGAATCGAGGCGGGAGCCTCGACGGTCGCACCGGTGAGGAGCGGACCAACGTAGGGGATTTGCATGAACGCACCGCGTAGGCCACGCTTCGGCCCGCTCGGGGGTAGCACCGTGGTGACCCCGTCGCCGGGAGTGCGTGTCGTGACTGTGACTGCGGCCATGTTACACCTCCACGATGAGCGTGATTTCGAACACGTCACCCGAGGTGCCGGCAGCGACCGAGCACGTGACCGGGGACTTCGCGATGAGCGCGCCGCCACCCACGTTGTCGGTCTGGAGGACGCCGGTCGACATCAGGCTCTTCGCCTCGTCGAACACGAGAGCGAACGCCTTACCGACTGTCGAGAAGCCCTGGTCTGTGTCCAGGACGGTCGAGTCGTCGGCACCGGCGTCGATTTCGAACGCCACCAGCGCCTTCCGGCCGTCGGCGTCGACGAGAGCGAACGTGCTGTCCGCGTCGACGTTGGCGTCGTCACCCTTGACCTCCAGGCGGAGGAGACGGGCGTACGGTGCGCCGAGACCGATTTCCACCGAGCCGGTGGTCGCGGCCATCGTCAGGGTCTTCCTGCGTGACTTGATTGCCATGGTGAGAGCTCCTACTCCGAGTCAGACGCTAACGCTGCCGTCCTGGACTCCAGCTCGTATGCTTCGCGGACGCTTTGCGCGGCCGCGGGGTACCCGAGGAGGACCGTCTTCCGGGCCTTCCCGAGCTCTTCCGCCAGCAGGTACACCTGGAGGTCACGGGGCGAGAGCTGCTCGAGGAGCTGGCGGGCCAGGTTCGCCGGCCGGTCCAACGCCTTCTGAGCGTCTTCGACGCGAGTCTTCATGGACTCGTTCCGAGCTTTGCCGCGAGCGGCCCGCGCTTCGGCGGCCAGCCTGGCCTCCAACTGCGCAGCCTCTCGGGCCTCTGCTTGCCGCTGACGCCGGCCCTTCTCGGGCTGGTCGACCTTCGGTTCGCTACCCATGAGCTTCATGCGGTGTACCTCCCTGGAGTTTGCAGAGGGGGCCCGAAGGCCCCCCACTGCGGTCAGCCGTGCTACGTGGTGATGCTCGTAGCGTAGGCGTGCGAACGCCGGCTGTCGGTGATGAGCTCACCCATCGAGAGGATGAGCGCGACCTTCGCGTCCTGGTTCGCCGGGCGCACGAAGTCCGTGGGGGTGACCCACGAGTCGGCGTGCTGGACGAACTCCACGCGGTCGGAGTTCAGCATGTACAGGGACGCCGAGGGGCAGTCCAGGTCCATGATGATTTCCGCCGTCTTGTGCGCGATGGTCTCGAAGCCGAGGTCGGCGGCCTTGAGGTTCTGGAACCTCACGTTCGGAACAGCCAGCGCCTCGTAGGCCTCGAAGACGGCCTGCGTGGTGAACTCGACGTCCACCTTGGAACGGGACAGCCGCACCGTGTTGAACAGGTTGTTCAACGTGGTGATGCCGTCGAACGTGGTCAGGTCGACCGCGGTCGAGGTCGGGGACACCCACCACGTGTAGGTGGAGGGGTCGATTCCCGCGACGGTGCCGGAGCTCTTCACCAGCACGGGCACGCTGTTGAAGTCCTTGCCGCCGTTCCCGACCGAGCTCGCCCAGAGCATCGCGTTCATGTCGTCCGCGATGGACAGCTTGAGCTGGTCTACCTTGGCCTGGAGCAGGTTGATGAGCTGCGCTGCTCCGCGGTTCTTCTTGACCTCTTCGCCCGAGATGACAACGGAGCCTGCGTGCTGCTTCCAGTTGTACTCGGCCCAGCCCAGACCTTCCTGGGGCGTGGTGTCGATGAGGTCGTAGCCGCTGTACGAGCTCACGGTGTCGTTGAACGCCGTGAGCAGCGGCCGACGGATGACGGTTCCGCCGTCGAGCGTGACCCGCGACTTCATGTTGAGGTACGCCGTGACGGCGTTCTCGTTTGAAATCTGGTCGCGCAGGACGGGCCGAACCTTGTCCAGCGTGGTCGTCACGAGGACGTCAAACTGGTCGGCGTAGATGGACATGGTGCTTGTCTCCTACTGGGTCTACTCGTCCCCAGGAGTGCTCGTGATGACGCGCTTCACCGCGTTCTTCCACGAGAGGCCGGTCTCTTTCTGAGCCGCTGCGGCCGCAGCCTTCACCGCGTCCCGCATGCTCATGCCCGCCTTGACGGGCGCCGGCGCCGCTGCCGAGCTGCGTGGCTTGAGGCCACCGCTCTGCACCCGCTTCTCGGCCTCGCGCCGGGCGGCGGAGGCGAGACCCTCGACTTCCTTCTTGACGGGAGCCGAGAGCTTGAAGTACAGGTCGGCGGGAGAGACGATGCCCTCCTCCGCAGCGTACCGGAGCTGCTGAGCGCGGTCACCGGGGATGGCCCCATACGAGGCCTCGAGCTCGTCGAGCTGCTTGCTCCACGAGTTCTCCACGGCACGACCGGACTCGACAGTGGTGAGCTGCTCGACCCGCTCTTCGAGAGCGAGCTGGTTCCGCGCCATCAGAACGAGTGCGCCCCGCTCGGGACCTTGGAGGTCGGGGTCGAGGCCGAGGACCTGCAAGAGCTCCTCGTCCGTGACCTCCGGTGTCTCTTCGGTCGCCGGCGGCGCAGCCTCGAGAGGCGTGGCCAGGCGGTCCTGGAGTTTCCGAATGGTACTGTCCTGTTTCTCGAAGTGCGCCACGATTTCCGCGCGCTTCTCCGCCGGAATACCGGTCAGGTCCGTACCCCAGTAGGAGTCCGGCGCGTCCTCGGCTGTGGGCGTCTGCCCCTCGGCCGCCGCGTCGGAATCCTCTGAGCCCTGGGCCGTACTGGGCTCGGCATCCGCGGGGTCCGCGTCCGGGTCGTCCTGCGCGAGCTCCGTGTCGAAGGTCGCGAGGTCGAGCTCGAGCTCGGTCTCCTCGGTGTCGTACTTGCTCTCTGCGAGAGCGGCCGCGATGTCCGCGGTGGTGTCGGTGCTGCCCGCTTTCTCGATGGGCTTGGTCATGGTGCGTCTCCCTGCGTTGTACCCTTCGCCCTCGGCGCGACGCGCTGTGGCTTGGGCCTCGACACTTCATGGCAGGTGTGCAGTTGTACACGGAAAGCGTGAACTTCTGGTATCCTGCCTCGCAGGTCCCGAGGGACTCGAACCCCCATCTGCCGGTTTTGGAGACCGGTGTCCTACCGTTGGACGAGAGACCTTCGTGGTGATTTGGGGAGGGTGCCCCCGCGCGAGGGCCCCGGAGCGACCGGACCCGTCCCAAGTCGGGACGAGCCCCTCCCCCAGTGCTACTTGCCCGGCTGCGCGTTCGCGCCGCGGAGCGAGCTCTTCGCGTTCTCGAGCGACTGGCCGTACCCGAACATCGCCTGCTGCGACTGGTCGGAGAGGGCCTGCGCCTCGACTTCCTCCGGCGACTTGACGATGGTCCGGACGAGGTCCTCGTCGAGCCCCGCCTCCCGCAGCACCCACTGGAACAGCGAGGTGCGGTCGGTCTCGGGGAGCGGCGCCATCAGGTTGCTGAGGAAGATGGCCCGCTGGAACCGCTCTTCACGCGTCATGGATTCCTTCGGCGTGATGGCGATTTCGATGGTCGCCTCGATGGCGATGTCCTCGGACGTGAACGTCCACTCGAACTCTTCGCCCTTCTCGTCGACGTACGTGACCATGCGCTTCTTGTCGTAGAACTTCTGCATGAGCTGGAGGGCGCACCGCGCGATGTCGATGTACCACTCCTCGAGCGAGCCGCGGCGTTCGCCCTGGCGGGCCTGGCCGGCGGTCGTCACGATTTGGGCCTCGGTGGCCGTCGTGCGCTTGGAGGGGAAAACGCCACGCGTGAGGTCGTTGGCGCCGGTGGCCTCCTCGATTTCGAGCTGGATGCTCTCGGTGAGGCCGTACACCTCCTGCTGCACCGGGGAGAACGGCATGGTGCCGATTTCCTGGAAGTTGTGGCCGGCCTCGAGCCCGACGTAGGCGTTCCACTCGTCGTTGCCGAGCGCCTTCTTCGCCTGCGGGTTCATCGCGTCCTTCGGGCCGAAGACCTTCGGGATGGAGCGGAGGCCGTGCGTTGCGATGTGCGAGCGCCACTCGTCGAGCTCCTCGAGCGACGGGTGGATGACCCGCATGTCGCCGAGGCCCTCCAGGTTGTCCGGGTCGTCGCGGATGATGAGCGGCTTGAACGGGTTCCGGTCCTCGAGGTCCAGGTTGAACATCAGGGGGTTCAGCCGCTGGAACAGGATGAGGTCGGTGTGCGCCCGCGGGTACGTGGTGACGAGACCTGTCTCGAGGTCCCACATCTCCACGACCGTCACGCGCGCGTCGTCGTTCGTGTCGTCGTTGCCGAGCCCCTCGACGTCCTGGTAGTCCAGGCCCGAGCCGACGACGGTGTCGCCCTCGAGCTCTTCCAGCTTCCGCTTGCCCTCCGCGTCGCCGTACCGCTCGAGCACGAACTCGCGCCACGAGGGGTTCTGGCGGACCTCTTCCGATGGCAGTTTCGTGTACTGCGCGACCCAGCGCGCGTCCTCGACCTGCTTCGCGGAGATGTCGTACCGGATGTCCTCGACCCGCACGTAGTCGACGCAGATGCGGTCGCGGAGCACGATGTCGACGTTCTCGGTGAGGGGGACCTCGGCCTCGAGCTCTGCATCCGTGATGCTGGGCCGAGAGCTCTTGAGCTCCGCCACCTGCATCCGGATTGCCGACTCGGGGCGGTCGCGGACCTCGACGTCCTCGACGTAGTCGTAGTACACCTTCACCCAGCCGATGTCCTGGATGAGGGAATCCTTGATGGCCTTCTTCGCGCGACGGGTCATCTTCGTGTCGCGCATGGCCTGGTTCAGCGCCTTGGTCGCGGCGATGGCCTGCTGCTCGGTGCCCTTGCCGATGCGCTTCGTGATGAACGAGACGTCCACGGCCGTCAGCGAGGAGAACATCGTGTCGATGACGCCGATGCCCTTCGCGACGTTGACGCGGTGCCCGTCGTCGTCGATTTGGTCCTCGGTGACCTCGTTCCGGTACCGAGCCTTCCAGAGGTCGTACTCTGGCTTGCGCTTCTCGTAGTCCACGTCCGCCATGCTCAACCGGCGGGCGTACACCTTGAGCATCACTTCCTCGTCCTCGTAGACGCGGAAGACGCTATTCTTCGCCATGTGCTACTCCCTCGACCACGAAGGTCGGCTTGCGTCGCCCGCGGTTGCCGAGCGTCCGCCGCTGAGGCCGGACGACCTGCTGAAACACGTGGCCGTAGGTGTTGGGTTCGAAGTCCTTCTCGGCCTCGGGTTCCTCTTCGCGAGGCCCGAACGGGAGGAGGATGGTCGCGGCGTACCGAACAGCATCGACATAGTGAGAGGTCCAGTCATGCACGGGGTCCTTGTGGCTCTTGTTCCCGTCCTGGTCCAGCTTCCACTTGTGCGACGCGAAGGCCTGCGACACGATTTCCGCGTCCTTCGCGACGAGGACCCGCGAGCCGGCCATCATGTTGCTGAGGATGCGGAGGCTCGAGTCCTGCGGCCGCTTCGGTACGGGGCTGACGAGAACGCCAGCGGTGTTCAAGTCCTGGATGACGCTGGTGCCGGTGCTCGGGTTCCGCTGGATGCCGGCGGGGTCCCCGTAGTTGCCGACCGGGGTGGCGCCGCCGAACCGCTCGGCGTTCGTCGCCTTGTAGGCGCTCGCCCAGTCGTTCGCGGTCCACTCCTTCTCGCCGATGGCGTAGAGGATGCGCGCGACGGGGAGCTTCACGCGCGGGCCCTGGTACGACTCGCCGGTGAACTCCTGCTTGTCGACCCACGGCACCTGGAGCCAGACGCAGACGCCGAGGTCGCCGAACCCGAAGTCCCAGCCGGTGTAGAGCTCGAGCTCGGGGTCGTACGCGATGTCGTCGCGGCAGTGCTCGGGGGGAAGCCAGTACGGGAAGACGCCGCCCTCGACGAGGCCGACGAACTTGCCCATGACCTCCTGCTCGTAGAACCGGCCGTGGTAGTTGGCGCCGAGGTTCGCCACGTACGCTTCGGGGAGCGTGAGGTTCTCCATCGTCGGCGCGTTGTACCACTTCGAGCCCTCGACCTTGGTCGGGGAGTCCTCGTGGAACACCCGCCACATCCAGTCGTAGCCGTTCGGCGTCGACGAGACGAAGCCGGCGATGCGGTAGCCCTGCTGCCGGAGCCGCGCGGTGAGGATGTTCCAGGCCGCGTGGGTGCAGTTGCGACCCTCCTCGATGAAGAACCAGGCGTACTCCGGTCCCCGCATCCAGTCCGGTTTGTCCAGCGACCGGAGGCGGATGACGGAGCCGTTGATGAGCGTCAGCTCGCGGGTCGACTTCTTGTAGTCCTTCGACCAGTTGGCCAGGCCGGTCTTCTCGACCATGGCCTCGAGCTGCGGAAGGATGTTGTCGTTCAGGACCGGGTAGGTGCTCGCCGCGACCACGCCGCGCGGGGCGTGGTACTGGCCCTTCGGTTTCTCCTGGAGACACATGCGCAGGCCTCTCGCGAGGCCCGCGAAGGTCTTGCCCGACCCGAGGCCGCCGATGAAGGCGGAGTACAGGTCGTCGCCCAGGACGAACGCGGTCTGGGCACCAGGGTTCAGGTCCAGCTCGGACATCGGCCCTCCCGGCCGAACCTTGAAGAGCGAGGCCCGCTGTTCAAGGTTGGTGCGAAACCTTGACTATCGGAGGAAGTGCGCGACGCTCGCCGCCGCCGATGCGACGCCGACCGCCATCAGGCCGAAGCCGATGGGCCGGAGCGCGAGCTCCTCGTGTGCGCAGCGGTACCACCGGTGCCCGTCGGGGCACGGGGGGAACCACTTGAACGAGGTGAGCCGGTTCACTCCCAGAACTCGAAGTGCCGGAGCGCCGCGCGCTCCGCCGCTCTGACGGCGCCGCGGCTCATGGGGCCGCCCCACTCGCGCGGGGTGTCCAGCATCAGCGGGTCGCGACGGTCGTGGGCCAGGGGTGACGAACCGTACGAGCGGTGGCCGCGCTTCTTTCCGGAGTGGTAGTGGTACGCGCGCCCGTCCGCGAGGCGGCGGCAGTACACGCCGCAGTGCGGGGTCTTCACGCGTCCACGCGGTCGAGCCGCGGGTCATCGGGCGCGAGAAGCGGCGAGCCGCTGGGCATGAGGTCTGCTGGGACGTCCCAGAAGTGGTCGACCTCCATGCCGCGTTGCCGATGGCGCGAGGTGCAGATTTGGTACCCCGTGACGGCCCAAGCCGCGCACGTGAAGATGAGCAGAGCGAGCTCCATCACTCGCCTCCCTTCTGGATGAACCCGTCGACGAACTCCTCCGCGTACTCGAGGTTGTCGCCGAGCACAGAGTCGATTTCGTCGAGCATCTCGTCGAGCTCGGCCAGCATCTCGGCCTGAGCCTCGGCTACCGTCGCTTCACGCGACAGGCGCTTCGACTTCTTCGACGGCTCTACCTGGGTCGGACGTGGCTTCGCCCGCGTCTTCGCCTTCACGTAGGAGCGGGTCGCCATCTTCGTACCTCAGGATGATGGGGAGGACTCGGTCGGCCGCCTTGAGGGCGTCCACGAGTCGCTGGTGGATGGACTTCATGTGACGGCCTTCCACGGTCTGAACGAGCTCTGTCAGGCAGTCGATGGTGAGGGTCAGCAGCTCGCGCGAAGCATGAGTTGGTCGCAACGAGGGCGTGGGGCCGAGCTCAAGACTGTCGGGGGTTTCTCCTCCTCCCACGGAGGCGCCGAGGTCCGAAGCTGCCACTGGTCCGTCATCTATCCGCCGAACAGGCTCTCGCCCGTCGGAAGCTCTGGGGTCGGTTCATCGTCGCCGTCCTTCGCGCCGGGTCGACCCACGGCGTACTCGAGCGCCTTGATGGTCGCCTTGAGGCGGTCAGCCGGCGAGAGGTTCACGAACACGTCGCGGCCGAGCGCCGCGTCGAGGAGGGCCTTGGTGAGCTCGGCGGCCGAGGACCGCATGGCCTCTCGCGCCCGAGCCTCGGGACTCGCGGCGGCGCGCGCCCGGCGAAGCTCCGCGGACCTCTTGCCAGCGGCGCTGGCTCTTTCGGGGTCTGTGAACGGCCTGCTCGGGTCGTGTTCCGCCAACGTGTTTCCTCCCTGTTGAAAGTGCCACCCCTGCCGCGGGAATCACGCCGGCTTGGCGACGGTCCCGCCTACGTGCGCGGGGACAGACGGGTGGCGGGGTCGAGGGGCGCGGGCCGGTGTCGCCACCGTCCGGAGGTCCTGCCGACTCGGAAAGCGCCAGTCCTCACTGCCCAGAAGGCGTAGGGCTTTTGCTTCTACCCCTCATAGAGAGCGTAGGGCATAACCACTTCTGCAAAGCCCCTGGTCAGAGCGATTTGTTTCGTCCGAGGGCAACACCCCCATTTCTGGCACTTTCCGGGGTCCCAGGGGCCCCCCGGCGGGGTCCCGCGGGTCCCATTTGGAGGTCACGTGGGTAGTGAGGTGCCGTGTGCGTTCGGCCTAGGGCGGGTGACGCGTCCCGCTGCCGTCCGGCCTAGGCCTTGTGCACGGGCGCGGGCGCACGGCCTAGGCCATGGTGTAGGTGTACGGTGTACACTAGGTGATATGATGATGGGATAGGGCGTAGGGCGTATGGTGCCCACTGTGGTGTGGTGGCGTAGGGCATACGGCAGCGCCCCCCTGCCCTTGGTCGTAGGGCGGGAGGGCGCGTGCGCGCTGAAAGCGCCAGCGTGTAGGACCTATGGCCTACCCCAGAGCGTCGGCCTCGGCCTCGGCTCGGGCTCGGTCGAACGCCTGCTCGAGTGGCGTTCGGACTAGGCCGTCGGGCACTTCGTCCTCCCCCACCTCGGGGTCGCGGTAGGTCAGTTGCCCGTTGGCCATGACGTCTGCCGCGTACCCGTCGCCGAGCTCGCCTTCGACGTAGGGCGAAGACGTGCTCAGGTACCATCTGGCGTAGGGCGCGTGGGGGTCGCGGCCGTAGGCCTTGAGCACCCGCCATTCCCAACCGGGGGCGCGAAAGATGGCGTACGGTCGGTCAACCGGCCTAGTCTTGCCCATGCTCGTTCGTGCCATCGTCCTAGTCCTTTCGCTCTACGTGGACTCACCCGGACGGATGAACCCGTCGGCCGTTCCGGCGATGCCGCGCGCGGCACCCTTCGCCCGAAGACCTACGACCACGCCGGCCGGGTCGTCCACCCGTGAGTCCGACGTGTCGGCATCCACCACGGCGAAGCCGGCGAAGGTCGTAGGCAGCGCGTGCCCTTTCTTCGTGTCGAAGACCACGGCCACGTTACCGCCCGACCTAAGCCATTCGAGGGCTTCGGCCTGTGAATGGCTGGCCTCGGATAGGCTGAACACCAGCTTGTCGTAGGTCTCTTGACCTAGGGCGCGCTGGGCCTTCGGCGCCTTGGTGTAGTCGTACCACCGGACGTCGGGTAGGTCGAAGAGCCTAGGCGCGATGCGCTCCCACCGTAGGTCCGATGCCACATTGAGCCGGCAATCGATGGGGCCATGCCGCCTAGTCTGTTCGGCTATCTCGTGGGCGAGTAGGGTGATGAACGCCTGGGGCTCCTGGCCTAGGACTTTCGTCTTAGCGGTCCTCCCCCGGATGACGGACGGAAACACGCTCTTGCCGGCCGTGGCCAAGACGCATGCGGTCGTGCACGCTTCCGTCCGCCATGTGCACGCGTCATACTCGCCCGACATGTCCGCCGGCGCGAGTGTGAGACCCACGGCCCTCCGCTCGGACATGCCGAGCTTATGCTGGGACTCGGGCAATGTGAGTAGGCGGGGCAGACCCTTGAACCCGAGTGCAGCGTAGGCCTTTCGGAGTACCTTCCGCGCATCCGCCACCGTCATGTCCGCTGGGTCGTAGGGTCCTCCGCGCTCGAGCTCGAGGGTTAGGTTACGCGCTCGCCCCGTCATCTCGGGCACCGTGCCGTCGTGTCGTATTCCCACGGGAGCGGGAGTAGTAGGCGCATGATGCCGGCGCCCCGTGCGTGCTGGGTGCAGAAGTGTGCGACCACTAGCCCATCCTTGAGATAGTCCACGTCGGGCCGGCGCGTGCACGCTCGACCTTTCGTGGTCGTGCCGTAGCATCCGGGGCGAATCATGCTATCACCCTTTCGACGTCGAGCGCTGCCGGGGTCTTCGGCTGACTCCGCCGGCGGTACATCACGGTACGGATAACGCCGGCGCGGACGATGGCCCAAACCTCGTCGCCATTGCTCGCGCCGGCCCAACCTTGGGCCCACCCGCAGAAGACGGCCCACGACTTGACGGCGTTGCCGGCCGGCACCCGCTCGGCGACGATTGACGCTACCTCGCCGTAGGGGATACCGCGTGCCTCCGCGGCTCGCTTCGCGTGTTCGGAGACGGCCGGGCGAATCATCGGGCACCCGCTGCCGGCCCGAAAAGCATACCGTGGCGCTCGCCCCACGCGACGTCTTCGGCGATGGCCTGGTCAACCTCGCGCGCGCGCTCAATCAGCGCCACGGCGAGCTCGCGAGCTTCGGCCGGCGAGAGTAGCGTTGACGAGCTCGTCGCGTTCGGCTCGTCGTCCAGGCTGCCGGCCTCATTGATGGCCACGAACACGAACCGCCCATCCGTCTGACTGCGGAACACGACGGCCGTCGAGCGGTCCTCGCCCGATTGAATCGTGCTTGCCGTTCCCATCCTGTCCGTCCTTCCTGTCGGTGGTACTTCGAAGAGCGGCGGGTCTCGGTCGCCGGGTTTCCCTCGGGGGAGCCGTCCTACCCCTGGCTCCGCGGGTGCCCTCTTCCGCTCTTGTACCCATAGTATCGGCTCGCGGGAGCCCCTTCCACATCGGTCTTTCGGCCTATTCTTCGGGCCGCCTTGTGGCGTAGGGCGTTCGGGGGCGCCGGCGTCGGCCGCGCTGCGCGCTCGGGCCCGGGCGGGGGAGCGGGGCGGGGGACCCGCCCCCGCGCCATCTGCCGATGCCATGCTAGGACAGGGGCAGGACTTATGACCTACCTTCTTCGAGACCTTTGGCCGATGTGGAAGACGGCCATTCCCGCCGATACTCGCACCATGGACGAGAGAGTAGCACTCGAAAACGCCAGGGAGTGCCTTGACCAGCACGGGCTGGAAGGGTGGGAGGTCGTCATCGACCGCCGCCCACTTCGCCGGCTCGGGCAGACGCGCTACTCCACGCAGGAGATAGGGCTCAGCCTCGCATACGTCGAGCTCAACCCCTGGGAAGTCGTGCGGGAGACGGTGCTGCACGAGATGGCTCACGCGCTGGTCGGCCCGGGATACGGGCACGGCCCGGTTTGGAAGGCGAAGGCGCGAGCGCTCGGCATGCGGAACCCACGCGCGGCCATCAAGGCGAGCGACGCGGCCATGCCCGTCAGCCGACAGGGGCGCATCCTGGTCACCTGCCCGACTCACGGCCTGGTCACGCGGAAGGTGCGGATGCCGAAGAGGCAGTACCGTCACACCTGCGGACAGGTTGTCACCTTCACCCGAACCTAGTAGAATGGAGCCATGAAGATGACCACGTTTCGAGGATTCGAGAGCGAGAACGAAGTGCTGGCCCAGCGCCGCGAGCGCTCGGTCACCTTCGGATACCGGCTGGCCGACGTGTGCCTCTGCCGGGTCCCTGGGCTCCGCGCCCACTTGAAGAACGACCACGACGCCGTGGTCGAGAGGAAGGGGCAGGCATGACAGACTTCTCGAAGGGGGACCGGGTGCGCAGCCTTCTCCAACCTCGCTGCGTCGCCGAGGTCACCTACGTTTCCCCGGACGAGGACTACGCCGAGCTCCGGT